GTAATACTGTTAATTAGTATTAGCTAGTTGGTAAATTTCCGTTACCAAAAATACATCTTGGATCTGAGAATCCAAAAGAATATCTTTCTCTAGCTTTAAATCTTACATTTCCAGTATCGAAGTCTCCCTCAATCGCAGTTTTGATTGGCGATCTAACAAAGTGTTTTAGGCCGTTAGGTACGTCAGTCAATAAGAAGAATGAGTCAGTATCAGTTAAAAAGTTATTCACTGAATAACCTTCTGGTACCATACCCATACTTGCAATTGCATTGATATCATTATCTGCAGTCGCAGTTCTTTGAGGAGATTTCATCAGTCTCTCAGCAGTAAATTGTAATTCTTTTGGAATTATCATTTTTCTACCTTGAGCAGCGATTCTTAATCCTCTTTCATCTACGAATCCAGCGATATCAATTAACGATTGCTCTAAAGAAGTTTCGTTAAGATCTGCAGCTGTTGCTAAAACGTTTGCAAAAGTGCCACCAGTTGCTAGTGGGTGTGATGCATTAATTAATGAAACACCGTCACCACCAGTAACAGTTGTTACTTGTGCATTGTTTAACACATTAGCAGCTTTAACTTGCTTCGTGTTTGACATAGATCTTGCAAGAGCTCTTGTGTATCTTGCAGCTAATCTGTCGTATAGGTTATCTTCAATTGCTTCTTCAGTAATAGCAAATGCTAAAGCGATTGTTTCGTGATTGTATCTAGCTGTGAAAGTTTCATTCGCTTGATCAAACACTACTCCAGCACCTTCTTGTTTAGTTGGTGCAGAAGCAAAACCACTTAACATTACTTCTTCTTCGAAAGCTCTGTCTGAAGTTTCAGTTGTGTATATCTCCGCATGTTGATTTTCATAACGGTTATACTCCAGGCCGAATAGTGCATTCAATCCTGGCTCTAGTTCTTTAACTAGTTGTGCTCGTGATATAGCCATAATTTAATACTCCTATTATAGTCCTGTTCCACCTTGACGGTAGAAGTGATTGTTGATTCTAACAAGAATATTAGCATTTGAAGTCGTAAGATCATCATTTTCTGGATCTTGCGAAATATCAATTGCTTGTACTGCAAATGTACCAGCCGTTCCTCCGACTCCTACATCTAACATACATTCTGATATTCCTGTTGTTGTATTACCCGTATCCGTAGTAAGGGAATAGTTCTTAAACAGATCTGCTTGTGCAAAAACCGCATCTGCATTCATCAAAAATACCGCATCTGGATCATCAACAACAAAAGCAGTTATTCCGCCTTGAGTTGGTGTAATTCCACCTGGGTAAGAATTTGAAAAAGTTGGTTTTTGAGTAGTTGGATCATTATAAAAACATCCGTTAAATACGCCCACGACAGCATAAGATGTGTTTCCAGCAGCTCTAGTTACAAAACCAGTTGTTAATGGTCTTACTAAATCTCCTTGGAAAATAGCAGTTGCGTCTCCGTTTGCTATCTTATATCTGTTTTGAGCCCCTACTAATGGTGTACCGTCTAGTTTTCTGTATGGTCTAAGACCAAACTTTTCTAGTTGATTTGCCATAGTTATTTTCTCCTTTAACAGTTTATTTTAACAACCCAGCAGCAATTACAAAAAAATTATTTTTTGCGACTACCACCAAAGGTCACTCTTGACTGTCTATCAATATTGATAGGCATGTCTGGGTGTTGTTCCTTCATAAGATCATTGTCCACAGCGTTCATTCTATCTTGAGTAATTCTACTGAAATACTCAGCACGTGAGACTAAAATCTCTTCTGGTATCCTTGCCAACACAAGGCCTCCAATCCCAATACACCCCTCGTATTTACCCTCGGTATAGAAAGGAAATCTATTTTCACCAATCTCACTTATAATTTGATCGGCTCTTACAAATTCCCAACCTTCCCTCAATTTTTTAGATACATTAGCTGTATCTTCAAAACCTTGAACGTTAGTACGTATCCATCTATGGGCGTACCCGTTAGGTGCAGGTGGTGCATCCAAACTGGATGGTGGAGTCCAGGATTTTGGTGCTTCTTTCGAAGCTTTCTTTTCTGACTCCCGTGAAGTTCTCTTAATTGTACTCATAACTATTTATCCTCCTTCACGTATCTAGCATATTCCTCTAGTGGCACATTTAATCTTTTAGCAATTGCTACCTGTGATTTTGTGAGTCTCACAGTTCTGCGTCCTTGTTGGCTACGACCAGCCGAAGCAACAGTTTGGACGGGTTTAGGTGCTTCTTTTTTTGGCTCGTCTTTAGCAGCATCAAAACTATCAGGAAAATATTTCCTTAGTCTTGAATTTACTTCATTATAATACTCCTCGCTATCTACTTCAATACCCTCTTGAGAAATATTGTTATGGATAGTGATTGCAGCATTAGTCATGACTTCATCATTTCCAAACCATGAATTCTCTTCAGCCCACTTCTTAGCTTTCGGAGTAATTTGTGGCATAGAATCTGATGTTCCGCTGTTTGAGGTATCAGCTTGTACGTTTTTTTGTTGTTTATTTTCTTCTTCAAGTTTCTTTTTTTCTTCACGATTATTAATCTCGAGTCTAGCTTTTTCTTTTTCTACAGCTAATTGAGTTAACTTATCGTTTGCTTCCATCATTTTAGAAGCATCTTGCTTTTCGATAGCTTGTTGAAGAGCTACTTTGACCTGTTCTCTTTGAGCATCTACTCTAGCATCTAATTCTTTAAGATACTGTTCGTCAGTAGAATCTAACTTTCTAAGATTAGTGTCAAATTTCTTTTGTATTCCTTGAGCATATTCAAGAGCTGCTTTTTCTCTTCTTTCAGCTTCTTTCTTTTGAAAGACAAGTTTATCAATTCTTTTTTGATAATCTCTTCTTGATTCATTCAAGTTTGGTTTTTCTTCTGATTTAGGTTCAACCTTTTTTTCTTCAACCACTTCTTCTTTTACATCTTCAGTGATTTCTATTTTTGGTTCATCCTTTTTTTCAGTTTTTTCTTCGTGACCTGTGTATCCAAGATCAACTTCCCCAACATTTAAGTTAGGTTCTTTTTCTTTAGAAGTATCTTCTTTTACTTCAATGTTTTCTTCTTTAACATTGTCAGTATCTAATTCGACTTCTTTTTCTTTAGCTAATAGAGCTTCCGCACTATAGTCTTTTGTCTCTGCCATGTTTATCCTCCTTTAAAATAAATGGAGAATATCTTCTGGCTTACCTATAGTTCCTATGATCTCGTCATCATTGAGTATACGGTGTTCACCGTATTTAGTTTGAAATCTACTTCCAGTGTATCTGCCATAAACTACAAATTCACCTTCTTTACACCAAGGACCGTTAGGAAATTTTTCTTTATCAGCATAACAACAGTCACCCATTTTAACAACTAATCCAACGACTGTTGTCATTTGAATTTTGTCTTGAGTTTCGTCTGCTAATATAACACCGCCTTTTGTTTTTGCTTTACCAGACCATGGTCTAACAAGCATACGGTATCCTACTGGGGTTGGTATGATTTCAAGATATTCTTTGATGCCTTTTGGATCTGTTGGAATTTGTGATTTAACCTCTGCTTCTTTTACTTGGTCTTTACCAAAATCAGTAAGTTTAGGTTTTATCAGTTGTACCATCGTTATCCTCCTTATGCAGGTTTTTAATATCCTGAAGCAGCGTCTCTAGTCCGCTGAGTCTGCCTCGAGCATACATCAATTGAGATTCAGTTTCAACCCCATAGCATATATGATCTTTAACATCTTTTATTTGTTTATTAATAGAGTTTCTAATAGCTTCGACTGTATAGTGATCTAACATTATTTTCTTTTAAGTGATATTTTATTTTTACCTTGTTTTAATAACATGAAACCATACTGATTAACAATCATTTGTAAAATTACATTCATGTCAAATTTAGGGTAATCATCAAAAACAAATACAGTTCCTGAGTGTGATCTCTCTGCAAAAAATAATGCTTCTTTTATTACATCTATTGTACTATGAGGCCCATCAAAATGAACTAAATCATATTTATTTTTAATTTCTTTTTTTTCGTTATATATTGGAATACCATCAGAAAATCTTTTCATAAATTCATCATCACCTAATTGATACAAAGTAAAATTAGGATAATCTAAATCTTTTATTAATTGTTGTTTCATTGAATTAGGATAAGTTGGTGGATTAGGATCACCCTTCCAAGTATAGATTTTATCATTATCATAATGACGGTATTTAATATTACCATAAGGATCTATACCTATATGCCAATGTTTTTTAAACAATAATGAATCTAAAATTATTTTTGAACCTTTACCTTCTCGAACACCTATCTCTGCTGTAAGTAAGTCATCTCCATCTAATGTTTTACAAGCTTCTTCGAGTATTTCATACTCTGTGCTATCGCCTTTTATCATAATTTAAAAGATTGTAATACTTGTATCTTTTCTTCTGCGTTTGCAATTTTTTCTATAAGTTTATCTACTTCATCAATATGTTGTGGGTGTTCTCCTATACCTACTGGTTTTTCTAAATATATTTGAATGGTAGCATCAGCTTCGGATATCTGTGAATTATATCTATCTTCTAATGCTTGAATAATGGCAGTTCTAAGACTCATTCAGAATCTATATATTAATTATCTTAATTGTAAATATCTTTTTCTTGAATTTTACCTTGAGCAACTAATTTTTTTCGATCACCTTTAGATAGTTTTGAAATATCTATTTCACTTTCTTTACGTTTTCCATAAAGCCATGTCCATGACCATGAAGTTAAAGATGTTGAATAATGATATATTTTTTTTATAAACCACTTAATCATTTTTTATCCTTATTCATTCCACCTCTGAAAATTTGAGTTCCCTTAATTCCATAAATACTTGCCACGACAAGGATCCAAAGGTTTGTGAACCATGACGGGAGCTGCGAGAACATCTCAAAGAACAATTTTACTTTGTCCATGGCAGTCGGATCGTCCGATATCACCGCCCAGGCTAACACCACCACGGGCAAACTGAGAATTATCAAAACTGCCTCGTCCTTCCAGTCTGATTGTCGGGCCTCTAATAATTTTCCCTGATAAGCCTCCTCGCCTCGGGCCATACGATCAGCATGTAAAAGCTGTGCCTCTGACATTGCCATCTTAGTCTTTTGCTTGTTTGCGTAAATTTTTGAACCAGCAGACATTGCCAGTTTAATTGCTGATAACCACATTATTTAACTCCTATAAATTTATGTCCTCTAATAGCTGCCCCCACACCTCTTATTCCATCTGGTCTATGAGGACAGGACATTTTATATTTTTTTGTCATTTTTCCATTTTTCATTTTTACTGGTGGCACTTGTGGGTTAGGGCCACTTTTTGGAGGAGGTCCATAAGATACTCCACCGCTTTTTAAATTAGCTGGATAAAAAGTCATATCTTTTAAAAAAGATATAGTTGATTTTTTATTAACTGAACTTGGTGCACCTGAAGATGATGCAACAGGTTTACAAGGAGGTAGAGTGCCATCTGGACATCTTGTTCCTCCATCTCTGCCAGGTGTTACTGGCTTAGGAGCTTTTATTAAACCTGCTTCTTTCATAAAGTCTTCACCCTTTTTGCTCATAACATCTAAAGGATTACCAGTTAGTTTATAATAATCTTTTGTTGCAGGTAAATCTCTTGGTCTACCAAAAAAAGTTTCACCTCTAGCTTTTTGTGTTCTTTGTTTTTTCTTTAATGGATCAAAAATTAAATTTTTAGCTAAATTAGCAGTTACAAAAGGAGTTGGAGAAAAAAATAAATCTTTTGTTTTTTGTTGTTTCTTAGCTTTTTGATCTGCAGCAAACTTTGCTGCTGTAACATTTTTTTGATATTGAGATCCTTTACTTACTGCACTTCTATCAACACCTCCTGTTGGATCTGCTCTTGAAGATTTACCATAACCTTCCCTTTCTCTTGCAGCTGCAGACCGAGCTGCATCTCCTCCTCTAGCTTTAATTACTTTTTTTAATTTACCAGAATTTTCCATAGCGTAAAAAACAGACTCACCTTTTTTATTACCGTACTGTTCCTTAAACTTTGCTTTTAATTTTTTTCCTTTAGCTGTTAATGGCATTATCCAAACATCCTTCTTATTTTATTTTTTCCTGCTTTTGCAATTTTTACAACTTCATTTTTTTTCATTACTTTAGCACGTTGTTCCATAACAGTTAATATCTGTATCTTTCTTGCAAATGGTTTTTTAACATTTACAACTTTTTTAACTGTCTCTCTTGCATCGTTAGGAGTAGCAAATTTGATTTTTACAGTATCTCTAGGGTTCTCATCAGTATATAATCTTCTATCTGAACCTTTTGGTTTTTTACCAGTTCCTTTTTTAGGATCTGCCATGATATTTCTCCCTCCAATAATTTTTTCTTTCAAGTTTTCTAATTCTCAAATCTAATTCATCATATTTAAAAATTTTTTGAATAAATTTAATTATTAAACTCATTTTTTAACTTTCTTTCTAGCTATGTCTACTTTTGCATCAGCTATTCTTATTCTCTCCGCAGCTTGATCCTCATTATTTTCTAATTTCATTTTTTCAATATCTAATCTTTCATCAATTTCATTTTCTCTAATCTCATTAGAAATCATATCTTGATCAGCTTTTCTTTGTAAGTCCATTGCTCGTAAATCTAGCTCTCTTTGTTTTAACATTACAAGTGGATCTTGTTTTTGTCCCATAGCTTCACTTTGAGCTAACTCAATTGTAAGTTCTGCAACCCTTGCTGCTATCATTGCATTAATTTGAATCTGTGCACCCTCTGGATCTGTTTGTAATTTCATTTGCATCATTGAATCTTCAGCTATCATTGCACCTATTTCCCCTTGTGCTTTTAATGAAACGTGTTCAGATATGTGTGCTTGTAATGCTGTATAAACTTGAGGGTTTATTTGAACCATTCTTGTAGACATAAATGCTCTATGAGCATTAATATGTGCATCATGATCTTGATCTGGAAAAGCTTTTAATGGTTTCATAGCTAAAACATCCATATTTTCTGTTGCAGGATCTTTTGGAATTGGTCTTTCTTGTGGTTTTAATATTTGATCTATGTCTTGAGTCCCCAAAGCTTCATATACTCTTCGATATGCCTCTCTAAGGTTGTGCATCATAGGATTTGACATAGCAATTTTTAAATTTTCATTAGCCATAGTAACTCTTTGTGCCATACTCATGATATTTGGATCGGCAACTGGAATTACATCTACTCTATCATCAAAATCTGTCTGTTTTACCGCTTGATCAGCACCATAAACTGAATATGGATAGATAGGAGGTAGATATGTTGCAAAAACTTTTGATAAAAGTCTAAATTCTCTTCTCATTGAGTAGTAACATCTCTTGTGTATAGCACTCATTACTCTCGAACCACGTTCTAACAACGAAACAGTGGTGCCAACAGCTCTATTTTGCATGTCATTTCCTGTATCCATGTTTGTTATTGCTGCAAATTTCTGTCCTGCTTGTACAACAAAGCCCATTAACTGGTATAATGTAGCTGATGGTTCCTTAAATGGTAAAATTTGAAACTGATCTTTAATATTTCCTCCTGGTGCATCCACATCTCTAAACTCACCTGGTTGAAATGGTTGGTCATCATCACGAATTCTTATACCTCTAGACTTAAATCCAGCTGGTAAGTTAGATAATGTACCTGCATCAAGTAATTGTCTTAGTGATTGAGTAGCAGTTCTACTTAATCCACCTATCATATGAGTTAAACCAAACCCATAAAACCCTAAACCTGGTAAAAATTTGAAATGAACAAAGTATTCTTTTCTTTTTTTTGATTCATCACCAATATCATAGTTACGATAAATAGATAAAATTTGTCCAGAGCCTTCGTCTATCGTTACAATGTAAGGAACCTTAACTTGTTTTTCTGGATTTTGCATTTCAAACTCTTCTAAATTACAATCAACATGCATTTCTAAAACAGAAAAAGAATACTGTTTATCTGCACTAGGTGTTATTCCTTCAAGCTCTTGATATTTTTTTTCGATTTCAGTTGGACCCTTAGAAGTAGGTTTTAATTCTACGTCTCTATAAAATCCTGCTTGTTGTTTTTTTAAAATTTCATTCTCTCCCATTTTAATTACATGAGTAATTCTTTCACAATCCATAAGATCAGTAGCATAATAAGGTACAACTAAATCTTCTGCTGGTATAAATTTAGAAACAGCTCTTTGCATTACTTCATCGTAATAAACTTTTTTAAATGCAGAACCTGCAAGAGCTAAATAAAATAATAATTGATCAAACTCTGGAGTGTACTCTTCCATCTCTTCAGTAATCATATAGTTCATAAAATCTTGAACTCTTTGTGCTTGATTTACTTTTGCATCATCCTCTACACCTAGGACTCTAGTTCTAACTGGACCTTGTGATGGAAGTAATTCCTTATATGCTTGTGCTTGAAACTGTGTAACTGCTTCAGATAATAATGGATGAGTAACACTAGCTGATCCTCTAAACGGTCTAGTCATTTCTCTTTGATTGAGTCCTAATAAATCTAAATTATTTGTATAACTAGTTTCCCAATCTTTTCTTGAAACTCTATCTTTCTTATAGTCGTCAAGCAATTGATTAGACATTCTTTGTAGAACATCATCAGACATATCTTCAGCTATGTTTTTATAAAAATTTTCAGCTACATCAGAAACTGCAGAAAATACATCTGCATCTGTTGAGCCTCCAGTTTCTATTTCAACATCAACTTCTTCAGTCTCAGGAGTTTCTAGCTCCTCTCCAATTGCTTTTTCAACTTCAGCCATTAATAAAGTTTAGTAGGTTTCATTCCTTGGATGGCCATTCCACCACCTCTTGCTTTTATCATTTTTCCTGCTTTAGCACCACCCATTATATTTAATCCAAAATCATCAGTAATTTGATTTTCTCTTTTTGGCATAGTAGGTGAAAGTCTACCTTCTTTTCTTCTCTTAACTACTTTTGCTTTCATTTTTTCATTTGTCTCAGCAGCTTTATCTATTGCAGATTTTCTTTCTCTTGGATTTGCATCTCTATCAACAACAGTTTTAATTTTGCCACCAACCATAGTTTTGCTACCAGTATCAATTGCTTCTCTTGGTTTTCTATTTGTGATTGTTTTTTGTATATCTCTTCTTTCCATTGGTGTAGTACCACCAGGGCCTCTCATGCTTCCAGCTAAAGCTGCAGCACCTAATAAAGCTAATGCTTGATTTCTTCTTCTTGATCTTTTTGACATGTCTTCTCCCTTTAATAATATATATATTTTCGTTCTTTATAAGATTCAACTTCATCCTCGTCAGAATAAGTCTTTATAAAAGAACCTTGTCGGTATCTTAACATAGCTTGTGTGGTACTGTCCACATAATCGTCATGTTCCCCATGTGGGAATGCTGCACATTCCTCAATAACTTCTTCTGCCCAATGTTCATCTCTTGGATAATAAACTTGTCCAGATTCGAAAATAGGAGCACATGCATTTACTCTTGAATGTTTATCTTGTCCTCTTCCAGGAGTGTAATCCATAACAGGTATACCCATTCTACGAAATTCTTGTAATAAACTTTGTCCACTTGCTTTAGCTTCAATGATTACTGTTTCAGGTTGCCAGTATTTGTATTGATCTAGAGCCACCATCTTTAATTCTGGAAAATCATATTTACCCTTAACTGCATCAATTAACATAATTGAGTCTGGCCCAGATTCGTGAGGCGTGAATATTCCCCATGTGGTAATAGCAGAATAATCCGCAGTTTCTTTTTTACTAAATGCAGTGTCGTAAGATTGTATGACATGTTTTAATGTTGGAATATCCTTGGTCCACGGCACCCACCAGTCTCTTTTTAAGATTGCTCCTTCTTCTGATGTTGGATTCTGCATGTATTGTGCAGACCAGTTTCTAATTGATATTGACGCTTTAACTTTTTCTAATTCATCTAGTTCCCAATATTCAGGCCACACGGGTTGTGAATTATCCTCTTCACCAATAATTGCAGGAAAAGAAATTTTTTCCCACTTGTCTGCCTTAGGTTCAGATTCTGCTTTTATTAATCGACCTGTTAAATCATCTTGAGCCCATCTTGTCATTACAAGAACAATCGAGCCTCCAGGTTGTAAACGTTGTCTTGGCCCAGAAAGATACCAATCATAAGTTCTTTCCATGGCACTATCAGATAGTGAATCTTGTTCAGTATGTGGATCATCAATAATAAGTAAGTCCGCCCCTCGTCCTGTGATAGAACCGCCTACACCCGCTGCAAAATATTCCCCACCATGATTGGTCTCCCAACGTCCTTTT